TTTTCCACCATCTTCCGATTTATGTGTGACATCTAATTTACTATCTTCTGCTTGAATAACTTTTATGCCACCAATCCTACTTACTAATAAACTCATTTTTCAGTTCCATTTCTATTAGTTCTGAGCTTCTTAATATTACCATTCTCTTTGTGATGGGCTACAGCTTGTGTACCAGGTTCAGCTCTAACCATAATATCCACAGATTGCATACTTTTGTTTCTGTTTATATTAGTTTCACCTAGACCTAGGGTGTTCTTCTTATCTTTTTCATGACCATTATCATCACCTGAGACAAATTCAACTACCGAATCGAAAGCACCGGATATAGACTCACCTATACCTGATAATTTGGATTTTACATTATTTATAATATCTAATTTTGATAGTAAATTACTTATCATATCTATCACACGCTGTATAGGTGAAATTAACATATTGATTAATTTTATCGCACCCTTCACAAATGAAAAAGAAGAGAACCATTCAGTAGTCTTACTTAAAACCAATGAAACTTTATCATATATCCAGTTTAGTGATTCCGATAATAATTTTAAACCCGTTGTCACCCACTCAGGTACAGATATACTATTCCATAGTTCACTAGCTATAGATACTATATCCTGCCAATAAATATAAAGTGCTGTTAAAGCTCCTACAACAACACCTATAGCTGCTGACCATAATAATACAGGTAAAGATATGGCGAACATAGCTAAAGCTACTGTACCAGCTACTACAGCTAATCCACTAAGTATCGCAGTTGTATAGGCTATTACTTTTGCTAGTTTAGGATTTTCTTTTGTAAAAATTCCAACTTTGTCGGCTAAAGTACCAAAGATATTTGATATATCTGTCAGTACCGGTAAGAATAATACACCAACACTATCCGCAGTGTTAGCTATATTTTTTGTCATATCTTTCAACCTCTGATCAAAAGTTGCCCTAAATACAGCCCACTCTTTATCAACTGCTCCTGCAGAGTTGACACTTATTTTATATGCAAAGTCTAGCTTCTTAATGTTATCAGCATTGCTTAATTTATTGATAAGCTCCATAGCCCCTGTACCAAATTTTTTAATCTTATCAACATCACTCATTTTGGATATTTCTTGCATTACATCTTTTAAACCTTGCAATCCCCCAGTTTTTATCTTTTTGACAAATCCAAACTTAGCCTCACTCTTTTTGAATGCGTTCATCATCATTTTAAAACCACTAGCGCCTAACTCTGCAGATACTGACGTTTGATCCAGGAAAGCTGACATAGCACCCATGCTCTTATTATCGAAATTTAGTTGGGAATATAAGTCCGCATTCCTTTTCCAAATATCTACAACACTACCGCCTTTCACACCAGCTAAATTATTCTCGAGATTTACAACTTTATTCATTATATCTCTACCAGCATTTACTGCATCATTCATTTGATTTGTCATAGATAGAATTTTACCAACTTGTCCCACGGCTAATTCAGCGTCGAAATCTAGCGCTTTAGCACCTTTTACAACACTATCTGTAAATTCGAAGACTTTATCTGCAGCGAACCCCATCTTACCAGCCTCTGCTGTAATTGAGGATAACTCTTCGAATGATGCCCCTTTGAAATTTTTCATCTTGGTTCGCAAAGCTGATAATTGTTCATCTGTGCCATCTACAGCTTTTTTAACATCTCTAAATGCTAATTGGTAATCTTTTGCAGAGTTTACAGCCCCTGCGACTCCCGCTAAACCTACACCACCGATCACTATACTTTTCTTAGCTAATCCGGTTATTTTGTCTTCGAGGGATTTTAGTTTTTGAAAAGCATTTCTAGTATTTAATTTGACTTTACCTGTAATACTTAGCTTCTTTGAAGCATCTTTTGCTTTTTTAGCTACACCATCAATCTTCTTATTGATGGTATTTATCTTTGAAGATATGTTGTCAATGGCTGAGAAATTAACGCTAAAGTCAAACAAGTCAAACTCCTGTTGTATGTAAATTATATACCATTATACATAGTTTGCATACAACTAATAAGCATCATTTCGAAGAATTCTGCTTATTAGATAGTTTTCTAACTCTTTTGTATAAATTTTTGAAAGTATCAATATCAATTTCTTCTAGCAAATATTGATATTGAACACCACCTTGCATGAAATAACAAACATCAAAAGCTATGCTTTGATACTGTTCATCATCGAAATAATTTTTTGAGACAAAAAATCTTCTATCACCAAGTCAAAAAGACCATCAAAATCTTCTGATTCCATTTGTGATTGAATATCTTCCGATAGTTTATTCTCACCGATAGTCGCGAAGTCTTCTAACATCTTCATTACACCCGTGAACATCGATTCAGAGTTACCTGTTACTTCTAACATGACTCTGAGGTCTTTGGTGGTAAGTTCATCTTTAGATTTACTTTCACCAGATGAACCTTCTTTAGATCCGGAGTCTTTAAAAGCTTTGAAGATTTTATCTTGAAGCTTTCTCAAAGCTCTGTTACCCTGGAGTCCTCTGAATTCGATCATGACATGATCTTGCTGTTCATAAGCGCCTTTTGTGTGATTCATCACTTCCAAAGGCTTTTTTAGTTTGTATTGTTTTACCATATCTTCTCTCTTGTTTTTAATTATACAGCTTGATTGCCGTTGAATACTACTTCAAATTCTTCACCATCGAAATCGTATTCTACATCGTCTTCCACCGAACATTCGTTAAATGTTTTGATGAACCCGGTGTCTTCATCCATCAAACGAATGGCATTCTTACCAACATTCTCTTGCCAACCTTCAACCATTTTAATGTTTTCGGGTAGGCTACGTAGAGCAATAGTAACAACACTGTATGCTTCTTCGAAGTTTCTAGATTGGCTATTTACAGTTTTGTTACCAACCATAGCCGTTCTAGTTTCAATCTTAGGTTTACCTGCCTTGTATTTAGGCTTTTTAGCTACTGCAACGACAGTCCCGTTCACATCAACTGTAGTTGCTCCAATTTCTAGTCCCATAATTTCATCCTTATTTAAAATTGTAGCCGATTGCTACGACACCATTCAGACCTCTGAGCTGTCCTACGATGGCTGTTGGAGCATAGACTTTATAAACACCTGTCTCAATATCAAGTTCAACGCTTAAGTTGGTTGTGAAGTATTGGATAGCCTCTCTACCACCTTGAACGAGTGCTTTATTTACCATATCCTCATATAGACCAATAATGAAGCCTTTTACAGACAGCTCATTGGTCATTGATGTACCATGTACAATAGAACCTTTAGTAGCTCTGGTTTGTCCGAATCTAATCTTTGAGCTGTTATACAGGAATTCCTGTATTGCCATAGCTGTATCGACAGCATTCAGGTATTTAAAGTTACCGTCTTTCTGACCAGATATATCATATTTATATGTTGTTACAACAGCACCAACTACAGATGAACTATTTGAAGGTACAATGAAACTCACACCTTTGTCATTCAGATTTACCATATCACCTTGAGATAAAGCTGAGGAAGGTGGTTTGTAGCTCATCGGTGTATTGTGATATGGTAATGAACTTTTATCGATACCACCATAAGACTCTTCCGCATCAAGCGTCAGATCGCCAAGAACTGCACCATCAGTCAATCTCAATGATCTCTTAGCTGCGAACTCTGAAGCAGCTAAGATAGGTATCATGTTATATTTCATCTCATCAACATTCGCAAATACAACCATTGTTTTTGCATTCTTACCATCAACGAATGATCCAATTGAGGTAGATGTACCATTTTTAAAGATAATACCAACACCCCCCGATACAGCATTTGTTGAATTGAATTTAGATTCAAGATACGTTTCAATATCTTCATACATCGCTGCTTCATCAAACACAATAGTCTGGTATCTGTCGCTAATTTGATCTAGAATATCAGTAGTATCAAATGTACCTGAACCCCCTGTAAATTTGATATTTGTAATACTGACACCAGCAATTCGGTCATCTTGAGTCGATATGAGTTTATTACCCATAGGCCCTTCAAATTTTAAATCAATATTTATTAAACTATTGTCATTAGTATCGATGACAGCCGTGAATGGTATATCTGAAGCTGCATCTAATCCTGCTTTGATTTTAGCTGCAATCTGTGTACTTGTATCATCTTTTACCACAGGAACTTTGAATTTGAAACCATCATCACCAACTCGACAGATGATGTCTTTGCTTTCTAATGCTGTCCCAGAAACACTAATACCGCCTGAAGCTTTAGTCCCTGATGCGATAGGTAGAGGTAGAATATCAACATCAGTCAATGGATTGTGTTCTCTAAATCTGTTGAAAGCCATTGTGGCTAAACTACTAGTCCCGAATAAACTTTCAACTTCGGTTGTTGATACTTCTTTCACAATTTCTTTTGGTGTAGCTGTACCTGAAGCTTGAGCTATGATCAAAACTTTTTGTTCTTTAAAACCTGCATCTCTGTCACCACTCTTGGCTTGCCAATTGATGAAGGGAGATTGCAAATCATTTCCTTGAGCACCCATGATCTAATCCTTTTCTTGTTTTATATGTAAGTTTGGATTATTAAACCCTCTTACTCTATTTTTCATTATATCATAGACTAACATAAAATCCTCATAGCTAAATAGATATTCAACAACCGAATATCGCCCTGCAGTAAATCTATTTAAAACTTTTTCGAATTTAAGATGTGTGGAGGTTTCAGTCTTCACACCTAATATGCTACTTATGAAAAGCTTATCAGCATCAGTACAACCAATATCTAACATCTTGTCAGATTCTAGTTTTACCAATACGCCTATATTATATTTAACCCAGCTATCTTGAGCCCGACCTAAGCTCCATTTATCAGATCTATCCGCATTTTCGGTGCTAACCAAATATACGACGATACAATTTTCAGTCTTATCATCAGTAATAATCTCCATGGCCAGATCTTTACTCATTGCTGTACCAACATTTACAACATTTGCTATGAGATTATGTTGAAATTCAACGTCACCAAAATAACAATCTGTATCGACTGAACCACCAACAAAATCAAGAGTTCTACATATACATGGCTCTGTAGAGATTGTAGCTGAACCATCGTAAGGTTTATCTAGATCATCATCAAAACGAGGATCTAAAGTACCGTTTGGCGATATAGTATACGTACCGTCGATAAGGCCTGTGTTATATATTTTATTACTGATAGTATTTGCGGTTATTTCTTGTTGACTCACATTGAACCAATTTGTCAATTGAGCAATATTGGTCATGATGTTTCTGGGTATTTGTTTTATCATCGTGAGAACCTCAGATTTTTCTTCAACAGAGTTGTTAACTCTTTTTCAATTTTTCTTTTGTTTGATAAGACAGATTTTACAATATTTGGTCGGAATAAGTAACCTTCCAAATACTTAGCATAGTTTACTTTGGAGTTTCCCATACCAAATTCCATTGTCCTACCATCAACTTTGAAGCCCATACTATTGGATAAATTACCAGATAGATTATTTGGGGCATCGCCCCGTTTACTTGCTATATGTTTTTTACCACCAATTATATAAGTCCTACCATAGGATATTTCAGCCATATTATCTCTAGCTTGTTCGGTAGAAACTTTACCGATAAATGATAAACTCTCTTTGGCTAATTTGTCAAAGTCAAATTTTATCATTATAATACCTCGATAACTTCTATAACTAATATCACATTTTTCTCATCGACATTTTCTGAATGTAATATCTCAAAATTTCTATCCCCCCATTTGATCAAATCATTATGGAGGATATTATCTTCATAGAATACTGTGAACACATGTGTTGAGGGTTTATTCGTGTGCATAGAATATTGGATAGTATCGTTGTGATTTTTAGTAGTGATCTGGGCTTTAGTACTTACATAAGCTTTATCATCTACCGATGGTAGATTACATCCTTGTTTCATTATGGATTGTTTATGGAATGATACATCATTAACAAATGTATCCTCAAATAACTTTGTCTCAGTATATACCAAAATTTTCTTACGATATATCTCGTTAATAACTTCGAATACCCTATAAGCTTTACCCAGCATAGTTATATTAGCATTTAGTGGTATTTTCTTTTTAGTCAGTATCGTTTTAGTGTTAATATATGGGTTTACCCTTGTTCTAGCTTTGAGTTGTGATGATTTACTTTCATCAATAAAAGCTTTTACAAGAGCATCATCTATTTGGATAATCCTTCCATGTTTACTAATTAAACTATTTATACTTTTCAATTCTGACCAACTTTGAATGATACAGTGTTAGAGGATAATGGCTTCAATAGAGCGAAAGCTTCTTCTCCAATAAGTCTGGATACATCACTGTAATCCCATGATAATTTACCTATTGTTTCACTCGTGACCGACGAGAATAGCTCATCATTGGATAAACTAATACAAATCATTGCCAAAGCTAATTTAACTTGCATAGGTACGCTCGGGTCAGATTCTCGAGGGAAAGATAAGACTTGATTTTCATCTTTCTTCTCCCCTGCAAATCTCATAGAACTATCTATTGCAAGACTACCCCTCACAAGTATAAACTCTTTCACATCTGACGCATAATTATCCCACATATCTGTATCTGGCTGATGAGAGATATAACTCTCAGCTTCAGACAGGTCCATATACGAATTTGCGATTATCGGTTCAGTTGTGAACTCAAACATAGACTATCCGTTAAAGTGTTTAGCACACTCATCGGCTGTTGCAAAAGATTTTTTATAGTTATCTTCTTTACAGTACCAGAGACTTCCAATCTGTTTTACACCAGCATAATTAAGACGTTCTTTCGGTGTAGGTTTGTTCTCTTTTGGAGTTTTATCACCCTCGTCACCTTCGTCTTCGCTGAGACTCTCGACAATCGTCTTTAATTCTTTAGCCTCAGGTGCACTCATGTTCCCATTATCACCAAGAGCTTCTACTGCTTCAATAGCTGCAGAGAGTTTTGGATTATTCACGGTTAAAGATAAGTCTGTAGCAGTAGCTAGTAATTCAACCAATGCTTTACTCATAGTTTTTTCTTTTTTCGGTGTAGATTTATCACCAAGACTCTCACCAAGACTCTCAACAATAGTCATTAGTTCTTTAGCCTCAGGTGAATCCATGTTCGCATCATCACCAAGAGCTTCTACTGCTTCAATAGCTGCAGAGAGTTTCGGGTCATCATCCGTTAAATCTAAAGATAAGGCTGTAGCCATAGCTAATAAATATGATAATTCTTTACTCATAATTTTTCCTTTCGACCGGGATTAACCGATCTTAACTTTTAAGTTTTGGATTGGTGCGAGTTTCGCATCAACTTTGAGCTCATATAATCCACCACCTTGTAGCTCAGCTAAAGATAATCCGGATTTACTTGCAAAAGTTTTACCAAGCTCCCCTATAAAGTCAAATCCGATAGGGTGACAAATATAGAGGGATTTAGTACCAAACTCTTCCTTACCTGCACCATTACCAGCTTTAGCATCATGAGTGTACATGAGTGGATTCTTGATATTCTTTTGTCTAAATGCAAAAGCACCTTTGTTAACAAAAGAGATAATCCCATCCGTAATCGTATCATCAACATGGATTTTTGTTACACCATTGTAAACATACTCCGGTGTATCGGACTCAACAATTTGAGTGATACCATCTTTAACGATAGTTACTTTGCCATATTTTTCAGTGATAAGCTCTTTACCTGTAATGGTTCCGTTCTCTTGTTTATCGATAATATCGAAAAG